CAAGAGAGGAAGACTTATGAAACTATACAAAAACTCTAACGGTGTATGGGCAGGTACACAAGCTGACGCACGTAAGATGTGTGGCAAAGGATATCAGACTGTTGATGTACCCACTGACAAGCCTAGCTTACTGAGGTTTCTCAATGCTAACAAGGTAGGGTCAGGCGATGATCCTTATGGTAATGAGGTACGGAAAGAATGGTTTGATAAAACAAGAGACATTGAGGTAGGTGAAAAAGAATTATCCTACTTCAGATGGGGCTATGATAAGTTATTCACTGGACAATTCGATGAAGGTAAAGAACTAATTAAGAAAGCATTGGAGATGGTCAATGATAGAACTACTACTAGCGATGGTTGAAGAACAGAACCCTATCCATAAGTATTGCATGGACAAGCACGATCACTGGACAGGTAGGGCTGCATGTGTTCAAGAGTTACAACATGCCCAACGCAAGCTTGAGGTAGAAAGACTGAGAAAATTCTTAAAAGAAAACCCACATTACAAATATCCAGGTATGGCTTTGCCGAATGGAAAAATAAAACCACTTGACGTATGCTGGGGTTCTGATAAAACTTATTACATAGGAAGCGATGAAAAGAAGAAAGGAAGATGCTGATGTCATATGAAGTATGGTTCGATAATGGTAAAGGTTTTTGGGTGGGGTATAACTCATTCCAACAACTAGTCAAAGCAAAGATGTGGATGGAGAAATTCCAAAAGGCACATCAGAATATCAACGTAGAACTACGGAGGAGAGAACATGGTAGCTATCGCTAAAGTGCAACCACTATCTCAGGTCATCAATCAGACAAAGCGTAGACGTGATGACTACGAATGGGAGGGTGACTTTGAAAAAGCACACATCGAAGATGAATACTTGAAGATGCTTAAAGACAGTGAAGAAAGAGGTGAAGTATGGTATCCGAACTTTTAGCTAATGGTGTTCCAATATTGATAGGGTCAGCGTATTTCTTTGCATGGATATATCTGATATACGCTAATGTCAGAGGAAAGTGACGATGCAGAAGATAAGAATGCGCCTTTCGATGATGTTACACATTGGGTGGGTAACCTACCTCGTAAGGATACTGATAGCTCTAAGCGTGTTACTGAACGTAGTGCTTGGAGGAAGATTAAATCAAACTTTTTCAGCCAGGAATTGGGAATGGAAAAGAAACCAAAAGATTAACTTGGTGCGTCCATTAGACGCATTGCTTGGCGATGGTCACTGTAGTAGGGCATGGTCATACTGGAAAGTAAGGAGGAAATGGTAATATGAATATCCCTAAGCAGAATGCTACACTAGAGGAAGTAATAAACTTCTATCGTAACTCAGATGTATACCGTAGGCTATCGTCCTCCTCCCAAAAAGACTACGACAATCATTTGAGTGCTACCTTAATTACTGAGGTAGAGGGCAAGATGCTTAGGGCTTATCGCTGTAAGAACTTGAAAGTTCGACACATCACACAGGCATACGAACAATGGCTAGACGTTGGTGTTCGCACCGCCAACTACAGACGCAGTGTCCTTTCTGCTGCGTGGAAACATGCCATGCGTAATGATGTGATGATTCACAATCCAATAGCTTTGGTTCAGACCGTCACTGAAAAACCAAGGCGAGTACATTGGAGTCGTGAACAAGTGTCAATCTTTCTTGACACAGCTTACAGCGACTTTCGCTGGCGCAGCATTGGGCTGATTGTGCATATGGCATACGATTGGGGTCAACGTGTAGGAGATATTCGGCTTCTTACATGGGATAGTTTAGACTTAAACGAATGTCGTATTGATCTGACTCAAAGCAAGCGTAATGCAGAGGTTCACCTCCCTATCTCTCAGGGCTTGTGTTCGATGCTGCGTCAGCAGAAGGAGGAGTTTGGCTTTCAAGAGTACGTAGTACCGAGAGTAAAGCCTAGAGCAGGAGCTTATACACCTTATGACAAAGAAGAAGTATCCTTATATATCAACAAGATACTGGACGAAGCTAATTTACCTAAAGAACTTACGGCTATGGATTTACGTAGGACAGCGGTCACAGAAATGATGGAGGGTGGTGTTGATCTGGCAGGTATTATGCAGGTGACAGGCCACCAGAATACAGCATCAGTCAAGCCATACATGGTCAACACATTCAGTGGTGCAAGTAAAGCATTATCAGCGAGAGGAGTAAAGGAAGATGAGTGATACAATAACATTAATCATGGATAGAAAAGATGCTAATGGTCTTTTTGAATATCTAAAAATGGAAGTAAGCTGTCAGGTTGGTTCAGATGACTATGAGCCTGACAAAGATGCAGAATATATGCATTCTTTTTTACGTGCTGTCTTTGATGCCAACAGTAAAGAGTTGAAAGAAGAACTAGAAGAAGAAAGCTATAGAAGGTTTTGTGATGGTGTACGTGAGGAAGAATAGCGTAAGACAGTTTGTCAATGATCTTTCTCTAACTGAAGGAGAGAGATATAGAGGTGACTGTCCTGTATGCAGAGGTAGAAATACATTTACTGCTATCCAGGAATTAGGTGACATAAAATATAACTGTTTCAAATTAGGCTGTACAGTTGGTGGTATTTATGGTACAGACATGACAGCAGCAGAGATACACAGAAGACTAGAAGAACAACAAATGAAACGTGCATATACAAACATAAAGAAAGAGAAGGAGACTATGGAAATACCACCCTATGTCGTGTCACCCAAGGCACAACACACCAAGCACCAACGCTTTGTAAGACGATGGGGAATAGCGATGGGCGATACAATGTATGACGTGAAGGATGAACGTGTTGTCTTTCCTATCAAACAGGATGGCAGGATAATTGATGCTATAGGTAGGGCAGTGGGTACAAAACATCCTAAGTGGTATCGTTATACAGGGGAAGCTGATTACTACACTGTAGGTAGTGGTAAGACATTACTTATAGTTGAGGATGTACTGTCAGCTATCATAGCTACACAAGAGCTACCATACATCACAGCTATGGCTATCTTAGGCACAAGTCTTAGTCCTAAACACATGCAGAAGATAGGAGAGTACAACAGAATTATCATAGCCCTTGACCCTGATGCCATAGGTAAGACAGTCGAGTATCGCAGAGAGATAGAGTTGTGGACAGGTAACAAGACCACAGCTATGAATTTATTAGATGATATAAAGTATAAGATGGATGAAGATATAGATAAGTTAAAGGAGTTATGTAATGAGTGTTAATATTGATTTTAATGTTGAAATTATAAACCAAGCACCTGTTGTTTGGTCAGATAACTTTTTTTCTCCTAAAGAAATTAAAACAATGCAAGATGAAAGTAGTAAACTAAGAACCTTGGGGTTAGTTAATGATGATACAGGATCAGCAAAGAACGAAAAGGGAGAAGAATTAAGTAAAAACAATTCTGTATTTTTAGAAAAGTTATACGCTTCTGAATTACGATTATCTGACACTATAAATATTACAAGACATAGAATTTTTGATAAAAATCTGTTCGAATATTTAGTAAGTATACACCCTTACTTTTACTCAATGGGTGGTTTAAATATACAAAATGGAATGTTAAGCCTGTTAAGTTACTATGATAGTTCACAATATTATAAACCACATAGGGATACTTCTTTTATCACTGTATTAACTTGGTTTTACGAAAATCCAAAAGCTTTTGAAGGAGGAGACTTTATTATAGAAAATGATTTTAAAATTGAATGTAAACACGGAAGAACTGTCTTCATGCCCGGCTATTTTTTACACGAAGTTACACCTGTAAAAATGCCTGAAGATAAAAAAGAAAAAGGGTTAGGAAGATATTCAATAACTAATTTTATGGCTGAAAGAATAGGGTTTGATAGATGAAGTTAGCAGTAACCATTGACGTAGACGGAGATATAATGTATGTGCCAGAGGGTGCAGTGTTCGAAAACTTTCCCAAGCCAAAGCTGTTCGATAACATGGAGGATGCAGAAGAAGAACGTGCCAAGTGGAACACTGGTGTAATAGTAAACTATGAGACAGGTAGATGTGTCAATAAGATAAGGTCATTTACTGATGCAGAAAGACGGAGAGCCGAGGAAAGAGCGAGGATAAACAGAGATGATGGAACTAGCACTACTAAAGACTCTACTCAATAGAGAGTTTTACAATCAACATAAAGGCATACAATGTCCTGACAAAATATTTACCAAAGATGTGCGTAAGATAAAGCAAGCACTTGACATGGCTATGGAAGCATACGATGGCGACTTAACTGTGTCTGACTTACAAGCAGTCTTCAATCGTACCAACGCAAGCATGACCACCGCTACACGTAGCGCTTACGAAGACTTGTTTAAACGTATTGATATCGCTGAACCTATCAAAGAGGAGATAGCAACTGACACATTGTCTCAGCTATTCCAACAGCATGTCGGTGACCTTGTAGCTAACTTGGGCTTTGACTTTGTGAATGGTGCAGAGAATAGCCTTGAACCATTACGTAAACTATTAGAGGAATACAAAGATGACTTTACTCCAAATCTTCGTGTCGAGTGGGATGATCACAGTCTTGATACTGTCCTTGATGCAACGGCACTTGAATCGAAATGGAAATTCAATATACCCAGTCTGGCTCGTAGGGTGGAGGGTATCAGTGGCGGTCATCTTATTCTGGTTGGCGCTCGTCCTAATACTGGTAAAACTAGTTTTCACGCCTCTTTGGTAGCAGCAGACAATGGCTTCGCACATCAAGGTGCTAAGTGTATTATACTAGCCAATGAAGAAGCAGTCACACGTGTAGCTGCACGATACATCAGTGCGTCAACCTTTATGACTATGAAGGAAGTGCGTGAAAACAAATCACTAGCAGCCAAACGATACCATCCTGTGTCTGAGAACATACTATTCAAAGATAGTACAGGTAAAGGTATGGACTGGGTTGAGTCTATCGTTAAGTTTGAGAAGCCTGACATAGTTATACTAGACATGGGTGATAAGTTTGCTGACATCAGATCAGAACGATCAGACATAACACTCAAGGCTGCTGCTATCCATGCACGTAACATAGCCAAGCAGTATGACTGTGCTGTAGTATGGATGTCTCAACTATCAGCAGAAGCAGAGGGCAGGGCTGACCTAAACCAAGCCATGATGGAAGGTAGTAAGACAGGTAAAGCTGCTGAAGCTGACCTGATGGTACTGATTGGTAAGACACAACAAGCAGAAGGAGAAGAGGAAGATCCGATTAGATACTTAAACATTGCCAAGAACAAACTGAATGGCTACCAAGGTAAGATAACCTGTCAGCTTGACGGTTCAAGATCGTTGTATTCAGCATGAAGTTAGTTCTAGATGTAGAAAATACTGTCACCAAGCGTGACGATAAAACTCACCTTGATCCCTTTGAGCCAGGAAATCATTTAGTTCAAGTAGGTATGCTTGATGCAGATGACCCGAAAGCTACACTCACTATCAAGACATTGGATCATAACGAATCTAAAGATGACACAGGTTTTCATAGACTAGAGATACAATTAAAGCTAGACAACACTGACCTACTCATTATGCACAACGCACAGCACGACTTAATGTGGCTGTGGCAGTGTGGCTTCAAGTATGATGGTGCTATCTATGACACTATGCTTGCTGAGTATATACTAGATCGTGGTCAGAGAAACCCACTAAGCCTACAAGCTTGTGCAGAACGTAGACAACTAGAGGTACAGAAGGATGATACACTCAAGAAATATTTCAAAGAAGGTAAGAACACAAACGAGATACCGTTGGTTGAACTCTGCCATTATCTTGAACATGACCTGCTTACTACTTGCGAGTTGTTCCATGCCCAAGAAGCAGACTTCGCCAAGCCTGAAGCTGCCTCCCTTAGTACAATCAAAAGAGTTACCTTCAATACCTGCAAAACCCTCACAGAAATCTATATGGCAGGATTCAAAGTCGATCTTCAAGAGTTGGAGCGAGTAGCAAAGGAGTTTGAAAATGAGAAAGCGGAAATCGAAACAAGGTTACAAAAGAAAGTCAGGGAACTTATGGGCGACACTCCGATTAACTTACGCTCGCCTGAACAAAAGTCGCAAGTTTTATTCAGTAGAAGGGTACATGACAAAAAGGAATGGTCTGATCTCTTCGACTTCACACATACACAACAAGATTTTAAGGATGCCGTTGCAGCCAACTCGTCACCGATCTACAGGACATCGGCTTACACCTGCCCTAGTTGCGAAGGGCAAGGTAAAGTATACCGACTTAAAAAAGATGGAACGAAGTTTGCTAGACCTAATAAATGCAAAGATTGTGATGCAAAAGGATACAAACTCAAAGACACCAAACAGATAGCAGGACTACGCTTTACTGCACCAAGTAAGAAGTGGGTCAGTGCTAACGGATTTAACACAGGAAAGGATGAACTGGATGTACTTTCTGCAACTGCTAAACAAAATAGAATGGACGAGGCTTTTAATTTCCTTTCTGACCTTAAACGTCATAATGCTGTCTCTTCTTATCTATCTTCTTTTGTCAACGGAATACGGTCATACACTAAGGACAGTGGATTCCTGCACGTTGGACTTACTCAACACATTACAGCAACAGGACGTTTCAGTGGAAGAAATCCCAACATGCAAAACATGCCAAGGGGAGGAACATTCCCAGTAAAGAAAGTATTTGTATCAAGATTTGAAAATGGATTAATAATGGAGGCCGACTTTGCCCAACTCGAATTTAGGACAGCAGCGTTCTTGGCGCAGGATGAAACAGCGATGGAAGAGATCGCAACTGGTTTCGATGTACATGCTTACACAGCAAAAGTTATCACTGATGCAGGGCAACCAACATCACGTCAAGCAGCTAAGGAACACACGTTTGCACCGCTATTTGGGGCAAGCGGTTATGGACGTACAAAAGCTGAGGCAACCTACTACACCCACTTCAACGAAAAGTACAAGGGCATAGCTAACTGGCACAAGAACTTAGCTGATGAAGCACTACGCTTCCTGAAGATAACAAACATATCAGGCAGACAGTACGCTTTCCCTGATGTGACAAGACGTCACAGTGGAGTACCAACGCACTTCACTATGATTAAGAACTATCCTGTGCAAGGCTTTGCTACAGGTGATGTAGTGCCAGTGGTGCTGAACGAAATGCATGAACGTTTGCGACATATGAAGTCGTGTTTAGTCAATACTGTTCATGATTCTATGGTGGTTGACGTACATCCTGACGAGAAAGATTTAGTATTGTCAATGGTATGGACACTGAACCAGGATTTAAACAAGATAATAGAG